TGGGCAGACGGCAGGACGTGCTTTGCACAGGCGCTCATGCTCGCTGCGCAGGCGAGCGCGGCGGTCAGGATCAAGATCTTCGTTCGCATTGGGTGCGGCCCTGGCTTGGGTTGTGAGTTCGGCGGCGATGGTTTCAGCGCGCCGTACCTGATTGAGAGTGTGCTCGACCTTCAGGGTGGTATCGCGGGCGCCGGCGGCTTCCTGCGCGCGGGCGCCGGCGGCGATCGTCGCCGTGACGGCCGTGGTCTGCGCCGTCTCGAGGCGCTTCTCAGTGGCGTTGAAGGGATCGAACCTGAAGCCCAGCCCGCCCAGAACGGTGATCGCCAGCCAGCCGAGCGCCAGAACCGCAAGAACGCCCAGGGCCCAGCCGCAGGGCGAGGCGAAGTTGAAGGTCCGGGTCAGCTTCATCAGCGCTACACCTTTCCTTGCGACCACCACAGATCGACGTTGAACGTCGGGCATTCCTTGACCCATTCGCCAGGCGTGATCACGCCATCGCCGTTGCGGTCGGGGGAAAGGTCGCGATGGCCGCAGATCCTTGAGCCGGGGAACTTGCCCTGCAGCTTGGTCAGCAGCTCACGAAGCGCGGCGTATTGCGCCGGCGTGAAGTTGATCTCGGCCTTCAGGTCCGGCCTGACGCCGCCGACCAGGCAGATCCCGAGGGAGCCGTCGTTATGGCCGGTGACGTGCGCGCCCATCACGTTGTCGGCCCGGCCCTTCTCGACCGCGCCGTCGCGGCGGATGACATAGTGATAGCCGATGTCGCGCCAGCCCTTCGCCCTGTGCATGGCGCGGATCTCGGCCGCGCCGACGTTGCGGTTCGCCGGCGTCGCCGAACAATGGACGACAAGCAGCTTCACGGGTTTCATGACGGATCTCCGGGGGAACGGGTGAACGGCAAACGGCCGCGGATCTCGGCGAAGATCCGCGCGAGCTGGGGCGCGCTTGGCGCGAGCAGATAGTAGGTGACGACCAGGGCCAGCAGGCCGAGCTGCCAGAGTGCGACGAGCTGAAGGTCGGCCGCCGGCATTCGCCAGATCGTCCAGCCAAACAGGGCGAGCTGGATGGCGGTGAACGTCCAGGTGAAGATGCGCCGATAAAGCCACTGGCCTTCAGGCAATGGATCCTGCGGGTCCGGCGTCATGGGACCACCCTCCCCCGCTCGCGTTCGCGCTCGAGTTCGGCGCGGATCCAGGCGACGTTGGTGCGGATCTCGACCAGCTGGCCATCCTTCAGCGGCTGGGTGATCTCCTGAAGATTGCTGACCTGGGCCTGGACGCGCGATCCATAGGCGACGGCGCCGGCGAACTGGACCAGAAGCGTCACGACGACAGCGATCATCGCCCAGTTCACGGTGCTGGTCGGAAGGGTCGAATGGGGCAGTGGTTGCGCGGTCATGATCAGTCCCAGAGCTGCACGAGCGGCGTGGTGGCCGGCGCGGTCGCCGACACAGGCAAGACCAAGCGCTGGTCGCGCGCCAGGAACAGGCCGGCGTCCGCGAGATTGGGGTTGGCCTCGAACACCTGCTCGACGGCCGACGAGCCGAGGCCCAGCACACGCCAGACCAAGGCGTCGACCGTCTCGCCGGCTAGGGCGAGGACGGTCATCGGTGCGGTAAGCCGCGCCATCAGATCATCCTCGCGCGGATGCGTGGTCGACCGAGAAAGTCGCGGACGGCGTGGGCGACGTTGCGCTGGTGAAGTCCGATCTCAGATCCAAGGGCTTCAGCTCTCTCAGCGCCGGTGCTGGTCAGGCCCTGACCCAGCATGCGTTCACCGAGATCTGCGGCGACCAGGGAATAGACGGCGCGCGACCAGCGCAGGCAGTAGTCGCTTTGGCCGTCGACCTTGATGTCGCGCGAGGGAACGTCGGCAAGTCGGCTCCAACCCTCCGCAACCTGGTCAGCGCGCCACGCGGACATGGCGGGTTCAGAGGCGAGATCCACGATGGCCTGGCGGACAGCGTCCCGGACGCGTTCGGGCGTGACCTTGGTGTTGAGATCGACGGCCTGGCGCACGCCGGTGATGTTGACGTCCGGCCACCATCCGCCGGCTTTGACCACGTCCGCCTCGGGCTGATCGGCGGGCGGCGCCGCGTCGGTGTTGGGAGGATTGAAAGTGAAGCCTGACATGGCGCTAGCGAGGAATGTCCTGAGGGGTGCCGCCTGCTGGCTTCACTTTCGTAGGGTCCGCGTCCCGGTTACGGCGGTGGGGAGGCCGGTCGGACATCAAGCGGGCGAACCTGCCGATGTCGGGCCGACCTCCGCCGCCGAGCGCCGGGGGGCGATGGGTTAGCCGGCCTCCTGAGCCGGGGTGTTGGTCTGGGCTGCTTGGAGAGCCTCGGCGAAGGCGACGACGGCGCGGGCCGTGCCGTCAGCATGTTGATCGACGCGGTCCTGGTTGATCGGCGGCGCCGGCGGCGCGGACTTCTTCAGCGCCGATTGAAGGCGCTCGATGTCCTTCTTCACGCCTACGGATGGGTTCAGCTCGATGGCGCGCTGGTAGCGCTTCAGCGTTTCTTCCTGGCGGATGCGGCTATCCTCGCCGGCGTCCGACGCGAGGGCGCGGCCGATCGCCTTCTGCAGCTTCGCCTTGACCTGATCGTGCATGTCCGCGTCTGCGACCAGGTCCTCGACCCGGCCGAGGATCTCGAGCGGAAACGCCTCCACGCCTGGCTCGGCCTTTTCGTAAGCAGCGATCGCCGCCTCCGCGACCTGGTCGGTCACGAACGTCGCAACGTCCCGGTCAAAGCGCGCCGGCATAGGCACCTTGTGCTTCAGGACGAACTCGACCAGCGGCAGGGCGTCTTGATATTCGCCGCAGTCGATCGCCCAGATCATCATCGTGGCGATCAGTTCGGCCGCCTGCTCACGCTGCGGCGCCTGGTCGGCTTCGAGCACACCCTTGATCCAGTTGGCGTATAGCGGCGCGAACTGGCGCTTGATGGCGATCTTGGTTTCCTGGGACTTGGTCGCCTTCAGGGTCTGCTGGTGATCAATCAGCTGCAGCTTCAGCTGCATGATCTCCATGTCGGCCGGCGACAGGTCGTCATTGTCGCCGATCGGCGTCAGTTCAATGCCGAACCCGCTGCCGGACGCCGCCATGATGCGACCCAGCACCAGCTGGCGGTGCAGACGCGCGGGCGAGATCGCGGGGATCTCGGCCGCCAGAGGAACACCGGCGACATGGGCGGGCTCGACCACGACGTCCTCGACCACCACGGTCTGGCCCAGGGCTTCAGGCGTGACCGCCTCGCCGGCGGCTTGCAGAGCGCGAATTTTGGCGATCAAGGACATCGGGATCTCGAAAAATGCGGAAGGAAGGCGGGGCGGCCGAAGCCGCCCCTGATCAGGCGGCGAACTCGATGTTTTCGACCAGGCAGCCGAAGTCGTAGTCCTCGACCACATAGTCGTCGTTCGTGGACTCGAAGGTGCGGATGCAGTCGAAGTCCGGATCCTCGCGCACGGTCCGACGACGCTTGCCGTCCTGCTCGTAGATCGACAGGTTCGACAGGCGCGTGATGAACAGCGACTTGGGCAGCATGAACGGCGCGGTGGCGGGCTGCTTGCCGCCGACGCGCTTGGCGCCCAGGATCAGATCGGCCGCGATCATTTCGGTCGGGACGTTCTGCGCGTCGATCAGCGGGAAGAAGATGTCGTGCTGAAGGTCATCGCCCAGGATGGCCACCAGGCCGGGGTCGTTGCGCGCCCAGCTCGGCATCAGATTGTGGACGGCGTCCATGACCAGCGAATGGATGTTGCGATAGTCGCCGCCCCCGCTGGCCCTGACGATCACCTTGCCGGCCGTGCCGCCGGCCGACAGGACGGCGCTGGGACGGTTGGTGCGGTACTTCTGCAGCCAGCCGATGTTTACGTCCTGCAGGAGTGGGTTGGCGACCTTGTCGGTATTGGCGGCGGCCGAGGTGCCGTTGAAGCCGATCATGATCCGGTCCAGCGCCTGGCGCTGGCGGATGTGGTTGCTGATGCGCGTCTGGAAGTCGGCGAACTTCGCCCACATGTCGAGCTTGCTGTAGGTGATGTGGGTGTCCGAGTTCGTCTTGCGGCACTCGTAGCCCTCGACGTCCACGCCCGAGATGTCAGTCGTCTTGCGACCGGCGGAGCCGTTGACATTGGTCTGGGTCCGGCTGGCCAGCGGGCCGGAAACGCCCAGGCCGAGCTTCTCGCCCTTCATCTCATCGACCAAGACGATGTTGATCTTACCCAGGAAGCCGGAATCCTCCTGTTGCTTGTCGACCAGGCGCTGTTGAACCGACGGCGTGCCGGCGGCGAATTGGTTGGAGATGGTGAAGGCCTTCCCCGCCAGTGCGGCTGCGGCGTCTACGCCGTTCAGCTCGGCCTGGTCTTCCAGGTACTGGTTGAAGAGGATGCGGGTGGATTCTTGCATGGATCAGGTCCGATGGGCTGTGGCGCTACGAGGGGACAGGGTCTGGTCTGGGGTCAGCAGTCGGCGCGGACGCGGCCGTCGCCGCCCGACGCAGGCTTGCGGCCCGTGTAGTGTCGGCTGGGCTCGGCCTCGAGCGAGGTCTTCAGATCGCCGAGGGTCTTCTCGATGGCGGCGAACTTCTGGTCGGCCGCCTCTTTGTCCGCCTTACGATCGGCGGCCAGAGCGACGGTGAAGGCTTGCATGGCGGCGGCAAAACCGTTGTCGGCGGCGGCCGGCGGCGTCACCGGCGTCTCGACTTTCTTCGGCTCTTCCTTTTTGGGAGCCAGGCCCAGGCCCGAGAAAATCTCGGCCAGCTTGTCCAGGGCGCTGGGTTCGTTTGGCGCCTCGGCTTCGAGCTCGAAGCCGGTTTCGTAAGCGGATGAGAAGAAGCTGGTCGCAGAGGACTTGCGACGGTCCAGGTCAGCCTTGATCTCGGCTGCGACGGGATCGTCCTTCTTGACGCTGAACTCGAGGCGCTGGGTGCCGAGCGAAGCGGGGCTGTCGGTCACAGCCAGCCCAACTAGGCCAAACTTGCCGGTGCCGGCGAAGTCGGGCTGGGGCTCGATCGAGGTGTAGATCTTCTGGCGCTTCTTGTTGATGGCGACCAGGGCATCGGTGGGATCGAGCTGGGCGTAGAGCGCGAGGCGGCGCTCATCCTTGCCGGCGAGCTGGATGGTGTCTTCCTGCGATTTCAGCGCGACCACGTCGCCATAGGCGTTGAACGGCGGCTCAGCGCTGAAGCCGCGCAGGTGCTCCATGTTGATGCGGACGCCGTAGGTGTCAGGATTGAAGGTCTCGACGCACTCGTTGATCATCTCGCGGCTGATCGTCCGACCATCGGTTGCGGTCTGACCTTCGACGGCGATGCGGAAGAACTTGGTCTTGGACATTCAGGCCTCGGTGGCGATCTGCTGGGGGGCTGGGCGAGCCAGCGAATGAGGCCGCAGATCACCGCTTCGGCGCGCTCTTTCTCAAGGCGGGCCTGTTGTGCGGTGCGGTCCTGACAACAGGGCCGACGCCCGTCGCGCCTGCGCGCGCGGTTAGCGTCCGCCGCGATGAGGCAGCGCCCGAAAAAGCAGGAGGAACCGCACGGCGGCGACGATGATCTCGGCGCCCTGATCAGCCGCAATGGCGGATTCGGCTTCCCCGTGACCGACAGCCTGGACGGCCGCCGCGCGGCGAAGTTCCTCTATTGGAGCTGCTGGCGTCTATGTGACATCGCCGAGCTGCTGGGCGAATCCGAGAACACCATCACCAGCTGGAAGCGGCGCGATGGATGGGACGTCGCCTCCACGCTCGAGCGTATGGAAGGGATCGTAGAGGCGCGCTTCATCGCCCTCGTTCTGAAGAACGTCAAAAACGGCCGCGACTTCAAGGAAATCGACCTGCTCGGCCGCCAGGCCGTCACACTGGCGAAGATCCGCCGCTACGAACAGCCGGGGGGCCATAGCGGACACCTGAACGACAAGGTCGCCAAGCGGAACGCCGGCGAGAAGAAGGCGCCGCGCCGCAACGTCATCACCGAGGACCAGGCCGAGATCCTTCGCCAGCGGCACCTGGCCGAGATGATCGGCCATCAGAAGATCTGGCACGAGCAGCGCCTTCAGCGCCACCGCATGATTCTGAAGTCACGCCAGATCGGCGCGACCTTCTATTTCGCCCGCGAGCAGTTGATCCATGCCCTGGACACCGGCAACAACCAGATCAACCTGTCGGCGTCCAAGAGCCAGGCGCAGGTATTCCGGTCCTATATTGTAGAGTTCGTCAAACTGACGATCGGCGTCGATCTGACCGGCGAGCACATCACCATCGATCGGGGCGAGGATGGCGACACAGGCCAGCTGAAGACCCAGCCGACCCTCTACTTCCTCGGCACCAATAGTCGCACGGCCCAAAGCTACCACGGCGACCTGTATTTCGACGAGTTCTTCTGGGTCCACGGATTCAAGAAGCTTGAGGACGTCGCCTCCGGCATGGCGTCGCACAAGCAATACCGGCTGACCTATTTTTC